ACAACTGAATCAGGTATTGGTTGGTATGTTGCTGGTGGCCCTACAGCTACTCATACAGAAACAGCTGACGAGTTCGGTGATGTAGAATTCATTGGATACCTTGGTGGTTCTTATGATAAGTTCTACGGAGAAATCTCTGGAGTAACTGCTACTGATGACGTTGACTGGTCTGGAAAAGTAGGAGTAAAATTTACTTTCTAAATCAAACTAAAATTATGTTATGAGTGACGTTAATTTTGTAAAACATCGGGTGTTCAGAGAAACACCTGATGTTATTTTTTATGATATATCTGTAGAGGAATCAAATGCATCTGACCTTGTAATACATGAAGGCCCTGCAATATCACCACCTGACGATAAAGTCGGTGCGAAACAGTTTTATATACACTATCATCAAGTAGACCACAACCGTGTTGTGTCTGGAGAGAGAACTTTTGAGTTAGTAAATTTTGATTGGAAATATCCATACCATATTGTTCATTTAAATCGTACTAGTGGTGCGTTGGTAATACCCACTAATACATATCATCGTTCTATCTCAGGAGAGAAAGGATCAATCGTAATTAATCAGGCAGTTCGTGATGACTTGTTCAAAGCGGAGAGAGAATTTGTGCCAGTGTCTGCTGCAAGTGATATGGATTTATATGACATATTAATAAATGAGAAACCAGTGATTCATACTTTGGGTGAATGATACAGAATTGTAACAGATTATAAGAAAAAATTATATAACTCTTAAGATTTTCTTAACAGTATGTGTGAATATGGACAAAATACTTGACAAAACTTAATATATTATATATAATAATGTAACATATCTTAATGAAACTTAAATGACTGTAACAACAGAATCAGGTGGAAGACAAAATGCTTTCCCAACTGAAACAAGAC